TCAGAAGTCTATTAAGCAGTCAGTCCATAGATTGTTAAGAGATCAGATAAAAGCGCTTCAGCTAGAAAACTTCTTCACTATTACTGAAACAAGCATAAAAGGCATCAACGGATCTGAGTTTATATTTCTAGGTGTTAAGCACAACACTGAAGAGATTAAGTCAACTGAAGGTGTAGACATATGCTGGATAGAAGAAGGCCACAGTCTCACTGAAAACAGTTGGGACATTATCGATCCAACAATAAGAGCAGAAGGCTCAGAGATTTGGATAACATACAACACCAGGTTTAAGTTCGATTACATTCATAAAATGTTTGTAATTGACAAACCGCCTGGTAGTTCATTGGTGATTAAAGTCAATCACGATGACAACCCATACTTCACAGACGTTCTAAAGAAACAAATGAACGAAATGAAGGAAAAAGATATTGAGAAGTATCTGCATATATGGGAAGGCGAGCTAAAGAAGCTGGCTGAGGGTGCGATATTTGGTAAGCAGATTGCGGAAGTAGATAAAACACCAAAGCGCAGACTTTACATCCCTATTCAGAAAACGGCAGAGGTTAAGACATACTCTGATGTTGGTAAGCACGACCCGACAGCTTTCTGGTTTATGCAGAAGGTAGGCAAGGAATACCAGTTTATTGATTACTTTCAAGGAAGACTTGAGGAAGTAGCTTATTACGTCCGAGCTATCAAAAAGCTTGACTATAACTATGGGTCACACTACATGCCTCATGATGCCTTCCACGAAAGGCTAGGTATGGAACGAAACATAGCCCAACAGTTTGAAGATGGCGGTGTAAAGCCAGTCGTTAAGGTAGACCGAATAAAAGAAAAGAACCTCGCTATTCAATTAGCACGGGATGTGTTTCCGAATTGCTGGTTTCATCTTGCAGACGATAAGCATAAGCCTGTTAAAGAATGCGAAGGCTACCTCGATGTAGAAGATGAGGATATGCAGACCAGAGCCAGGCGAATGGATAAAGGTTTCGAAGCGCTCTGCAACTATCGATATAAATATCGTGACGAAGACGACGCATACCAATTAAATCCACACCACGACTGGGCTAGTAATGGCGCGGATGCATTTATGGGTTTTGCCCAAAGTCATAACGTAGAAACAATAACCGGATGGGACAGACCCTTAAACGTACACACTGAGATTATTTGATGGAAGATTTAGAACTAATATCGATCATAGAAAATAAGCTCTCATACGGTGAGGGCGAAGAAGGCGGCCAGCTTACCAATCAAAGACAGGTTATCTTTGACCGTTATATGGGTGAACTGTACGGCAATGAGCAAGAAGGTAGTTCAAAGTTCACTACACGAGAAGTCTTCGAGACTATCGAATGGGCAATGCCTTCTATCATGCGTGTGTTCTCATCAGGCGACCGAGTAGTAGAGTTTGACCCGGTAGATCCACAAGATGAAATGTCAGCTCAGCAAGAGACTGACGCAGTCCAGCATATCTTCAATCAGGATAACAATGGCTTTGTAATACTTCACCAACTAATCAAGTCAGCGCTATTAAACCCCAACAGTTATCTGAAAGTGGTTAGGGATGAGCGCGAAGTAGTCGAGATAGAAAACTACTACAACATGAACGACATCGAACTATCGATGATTGTTAACGATGATGAGGTCGAGGTAGTAGGTTATGACCTGAATGAATATGGTTTGTACGACATAGAAATCAAGCGAACCATGACACGAGGAAAGATTAAAGTAATACCGATTCCAGAGGAAGAAATGGAAATCGATGATAACCACATTGGTTTAAACCTGGACGATTGCGAGTTCACTTGCCATAGAGCTGAAAAGACATTCTCCGACTTAGTTCAGTTAGGGTATAAAGCCGAAGATTTAAGGATGGTGCAAGGTGAGAACAGATACACATCTGAAGAAACCAACCGAAGATTCTACACAGATGAGAACCAACTAACTGAAGACGAAAGCCACGAGGCACTAAGAAAGTTCACAGTTGAAGAATGTATTATGTTGTTGGACTGGGATGATGACGACATAGCCGAACGCCGCAGAGTCATTAAGATCGGCAATAAGATATTCGAGAACGAGCCAACTGACTACATGCCTTACGTATCAGCCGCTACAATCTTGATGCCTCACAAACATATCATGATGTCAGTCGCCGAGTCCGTTATGGATCTGCAAGATTTGAAGACTTACTTCATGCGCCAGCTTATTACCAACATGGGCAAGATGAACAACCCCAGGACGTTGGTGAAGACAGGTGCTAATCTTGATGACGTTCTATCGAATAACAACAACGGCGTTATTAGAATAACAAACGACGGTGACGTGCAAACCGAACCAGTATCCCCGGTCATTGGTCAGGTCATTCCATTACTTGAATTGATCGACATGCAGAAGGAAGGCAGGTCAGGCATTACCCGTAACTCAATGGGTTTGGATGCTGATATATTAGCCAAGTCTACCGAAGGCGCTTTCATGGGCGCTATTGAGAAAGCCGACCAAAGAATAGAGTTTTTAGTCAGGGTACTGGCTGAGACGTGTGTGAAAGATATATTCCTAAAGATTCATCATTTAGAGCTTAAACACGGCGATACTAAATGGATGAAGCTCAACGGACAATGGTCAGAGGTTAACCCAACAGAATGGCGTAAGCGTGAATCCATGACGTGTAATGTCGGTATTGGCTTAAGCTCAAGGCGTCAAAAGATGTCAGCCGCTCAGGTTATCATCATGGAGCAGGACAAACTAATACAGCAGGGAGGTATGGGTACTATGCTAAACCCTCAAAACGTTTACAACGCACGTCGTTTACTCACTGAATCAGTAGGTGAAAAGAACGTGGATAAGTACTTTATGAACCCTGAGAACTCACAACCACAACAACCCCAGCCCCAACAGCCCGATCCGAACATGGTTATGATTGAAGCTAATGCCAAGATTGAACAGGACAAACGTCAGGTTGAGGTCATGAGATTGCAGCAGGACGCGCAGATTAAATCCGCCCAGATGCAATTCGACCAGGCCAAGGCTCAACGTGAAGACTATTTCAAACAGGTTGAGTCAGAGTACAACAGGCAAATAGCCGAAATGAAGGTCAGCATCGAGACCGAAAAGGTTGATAATGCCGCTGGTGCTAAGGCATTAGAAGCACAGATTGACCAGCTTGAAATGCAACTCAAAGATGCCCAGAACGATGAAAAGCTTGCAATGGATCAATACAAAACAGACAAAGACAACCTAACCAAGATTCAACTGAAGGAAATGGACTTAGGTGCGGCAGATGGCGGTGAGTTTATGGCAGCCAGGGATGAAATGAACAACACCATTATGTCGATGAGTCAGATCATATCAGACATGAACCAGCCAAAAGAAATAGTCAGAGATGATAACGGGTCACCTGTTGGAGTACGTAACATTGGAACAGGGGAAGTCAGGACAATAATCAAAGACGCAGAAGGTCTGCCGGTAGGTATTCAATGAAGAAACGTAAACAGAAAAGACCGCCAAAAAAGAGATATTAATGGAGCATAAATTACTTTACCAATTAGTTCACCAAGGAGGCCACCACAATGTTTATTGCGATGGTGAGCTACATATAAAAACAAAAGGGGGTTTTTGTTGGGATGAAAAAGAAACCAAGCCCGCAGTAAATAACGCTATTGCTTTAGCGGAATTTAAAAATAACAATCCATTTTTTACATGCGATTGTCATAAATACGCAGGTCATTCAACATGAACGATAAAGAAATCAAAGCAGCGGAAGCAGATCAGTTATTAAACAATCCTATGTTCATCGATGCGTTCGTGAATGTCAGAGAGAACCTTGTCAGTCAGATTGAAGACGTAGGATTAGATCAAGAGGCAATGTCTAATCAATTAATGCTCTGTCTCCAATGTTTAAAGCAAGTTAAAAAGATGATAGTAAACGAAGTCAACACAGGCAAGCTTGAACAGGCTAAGCCTGAACTACAAGTTATTTAGTATGAAACAATTCATACACAAATCAGGGATTATAGCCGGGGAAACAATGACGGTTATAGAGCTGATAAATGAGCTTGAAAAGTATGGCAGTGAATTACCTGTTATGGCTACATGGGAAGGAATACACGCTTATATCACCACAAACGATTTTGAAATAGATACTATTCAAAAAGGAAGTGAAGATGAGTGCAAGTGTTTAGTAATAGATGTCGAACACCATTAAACAATCAGGCAAGTATCAGTCGCCCTAAACCCGGCAGGGTGTTGCCTTTATAAGCCGGGTGCCAATCAAACAATCAAGTACCAGAAATACTGGTACTTGATTTATTGACCAGTGACCAGCCGGGATTTAACCGGCTACTGATTCCAAAAATGTGAATCAGCCCATGAAACGCTGTGCGTATACAGTAAGCCACTGATCAGAATATATTTTAACACAACCGAGAAAACACTATGAGTGAATCCACCCAGAAGGGCGATTCTGTCAAAGTCACGAATGTAGACTCAGCGACAGAAGCCTTATTAGCACGATATGAGACTGAAGAAGCTGAGCAAATTACGGAGGAAACTCCCGACAATTCAACGGAAGTTGATACACAGGAAGACCAGGACGAGGTTACGGAACAACTGGACAAGGATGCCAAAGAAGTAGAATCAGAAGAAACCGACGCTATTGATTCGGAGCAATCCGAAGACGAACAGGCAGAAGATTCTTTTCACACGGTTAGCGAGTTGGCAGAAGCTGTTGGAATGAAGGTCGAAGACTTTCTAGACAACATCAAGATGACTTCAAAGGTTAACGGTGAGGACACGGAATTATCTCTGGCCGAGTTCAAAAAAGGCTACCAATTAGAAGCTGATTACACGCGCAAGAATACTGCCTTAATCGAAGACAAACGAGTTTTTGACGAACAGCAGGTTAAAGCGCAGACCGAACTAAGCACTGAATTAGAAAAAGCTGGTATGGCTTTCAGATACGCTCAAGAACAGATAACGCATGAATTCCATGCTATTAACTGGACTGAGTTACAAAAGTCTGATCCCAGTCAATATCTAATTAAGCGTCAAGAGTTCGGTGAGCGACAGGCACGAATGGATCAAGCGATAAACACCGCTAGCCAGCAAGCCCAGGAACTTGTCGATAAACAGAAGACTGAGAAGGAACAGAAAGATACCGAGTTCTTACAAAAGGAACACGAGATGTTGCTTTCTAAAATCCCTGATTGGTCAGACGTTAAAGTACGAGAAGCCGAAAGCAAGCAGGTAAGTGATGTTCTATCAGGTTTTGGATATTCAGCAGAAGAACTTCACAAGGTCAACGATCACCGATTAATACTCATGGCAAAGCAAATCATGTCAGGGGTAAAAGCTGGTAATGATATCGACATTGCGAAGAAGAAACTAAAGAAAGCTCCAAAGCTATTGAAGCCTAATGCACGTCAAAATGTAAATCAGAATGCTAAGCGGCAAAACAGTTTAATGCAGAAGGTCAAAAAGACCGGGAAGCTATCAGATGTCGCGGCAGCATTGGAAGCTCGTATGAGGTAACACAATGGCTCAACCAACAAATACTTTTGACAAATATGATGCGGTAGGTAACCGTGAGGATTTGTCAGACATGATATTCGACGTATCGCCCGAGGAAACTCTGGTATTGAGCGCGATCAAAAAATCCAAAGCAACTAACACGTTGCACGAATGGCAAACAGACGCACTCGCAACAGCAGCAGCTAACGCTTCTATTGAAGGCGATGACGCTACAGGTGATGCAATTACACCGACTGTTCGCCTTAACAACCAGACTCAAATTCTGTCAAAGGAAATCACAATCTCTGGTACTCAAGATCGGGGCATGAATCCAGCCGGTCGTAAGTCTGAAGTGGCTTATCAAACAGCCCGTAGGCTTAAAGAGATTAAGCTTGATGCTGAGTTTGCACTACTGGATAACGGTATTGCACTAGGCAACGCTAAAGTAGCTGGCAACGCAACAACCGCCCGCGAAATGGCGTCATTGTCTACTTATCTCACCGCTAACGTGAGTTTAGGCTCAGGTGGTGCGGTATCTTCTGGTGATGGTTCAGACCTTCTGACAGCAGGTACAGACCGAGCATTTACCGAGGCTCTGTTAACTACAGTCCTTGAGAGTTGCTATACAAACGGTGGTGATCCCAAGATGCTGGTCGTTAGTGCGACTAACAAGGGCGTGACTTCCGGTTTCACTGGTGGCGGTACTCACTTCGTTGATAAAGACGATAAAGAACTGGTTAATGCCGTGGATGTATATGTAGGTGATTTCCATACCCTGCAAGTAACACCATGTCGTTACCTGGTCGGTGATAATGTTTACGCCATCGATCCAGAGTATCTGTCATGCGCAACCCTAAGACCTGTATTCACTAAGGAACTAGGCGCGACTGGTGACAACATCAAACGTCAAATGATCTGGGAGACTACTCTCGAAGTGTGCGCACCAAATGCACACGGAATGATCACTGATACCAACGGTTAATTTTTAACCTCAACCTTTAAAAGCCTGCCTTCGGGTGGGCTTTTTTTATGGGAGTAACAAAAATGCGAGGTAAGCACGAAATAGCTGAAGTTATTCCTTCGGCAGCACGCACAGCAACATTCAATCAAGAGTGTGGTAATTGGCCAGCTAACTACGATGAAGTTGTCGGATATTTAAACGTCACGGCTTCTAGCGGGACTTCCGAGACTCTTGATATCAATTATCAAACATCACCCGATAAAGGTACTACCTGGTACACGCACACCAGCATGACCCAGGCGACCGGGGCGACTACTGAACGGAAGGTATTCACACGTCCAGCAGGTCTCAGAGCGAGATTGCTTTGCACCATAGGGGGAACGTCTCCCTCATTCACATTCACATTTCATTTAGAGGGTAAGAAAGATGGCGACTAAAAAGACAGAGGCTAAAGAAAAGATGGTTGATTGTATTACTGTCAGAAAGATCGGTCTGCCAAATGGCGAAACGTCTGAAGAAAATCAAGAGGTTTCTATCCCTGTTGAAATGGCTAAAAAGCTCCAGGACGTTGGAGCGATTAAGGTCAAGATATGAAACGGATATTAACCAATAATGGGAATACGCAGGAAATATTTCATTATTGCGAGCATGACAATACAGCGGTTATTCAGCGTCGCACAGATATTGATCCATTAACTCGTAGAGTTCAAAGGCTTAGAGAAGCTAAAAAGGGCAAGAATTATGGCTCTCAAGTAATGAACTATGCCGGTTCGGTTGATATGACTCTATTTAGAAAATGGGGTGAGAAGAAATTCATTTCAGCTCAAGAGTTATTCGCTAATACAAAATATCTTACTCAGTATCTTAACGACCCCGACAACGCCAAATTCAAAGCAATTGATGGAAAAATATAATGGCACTAGCTAATTATTCAGATTTGCAAACAGCGATAGCGAACTTTATCAACCGAGATGATTTAGGTACGTATATCCCTGATTTTATAGCGCTGGCTGAGTCCAGGATTGCGACAGACCTAGAAACAAACGAATTGCATACTACGACTACCCTTGCGATATCGTCCGGTAGTGAAGCTTTGCCAGCCAACTTTAAAGGCTTAGTGAGAATAAAACTTAACGGAACTTTCCCGACACTCGATTACATAACACCAGACAGTTTCCATTCTCGTTACGCTTCTAACTTTGCAGGGCGGCCGGTATCTTACACGATTGAAGCGAATACAGTTTATTTCGCTCCTACTCCTGATTCTAGTTACACAGCTACTTACACTTATATTGCGAAGCCAGACTTAGCTACTGACTTGACGAATAGATTGATGACTATTAATCCAAATGTATATTTGTTCGCTTGTTTAATGGAGGCGGCGGATTTTATTGGCGATGATGACGCATATTTTAAATATGAAGGGAAATATGGCAGTGCTATTAATTCATTGAATAGTCAAGACCAGGTAAAGGGCGCGCTCTCTATTCAGTTGTCGGATGTACCATGATTCCATTTGGTGAATTAGCGCCTGATGTTGCGGACTTAAATACGAATGTTTCAAGTCTGGCTCATAACGTCACGCCGGGGGTTAATTCGTATAATCCACAAAAAAGTCTGGCAGCTCAATCAAACGCTTTAACTAATCCTTCGATAGGTGCGGTAACACTCAAAGATTCGACTGGCAATAATTACATTTACGCAGGCGACAAAACTAAACTATATGGAATAGTTGGCGTTACACCGACTGACTATTCTAAGTCCGGAGGATACACAGACAACTCAGAGAGATGGAACTTCATCAATTGGGGTGAAAATGTCATTGCCTCAAAGATGGGTGATACTCCTCAAATACTAGCATTGGGCGGTACTACTTTTGCAGATTTAACAGGAACCCCTCCACAAGGCCGAACGATTACGACTATCAGAGATTTTGTAGTCTTTGGTAATACCTTCGACTCTACTGATGGCAACGTAACCAACCGTGTCAGATGGTCAGGGTTTAACGATGAGACAGCCTGGACAGTAGGCACTAATCAGTCAGACCAGCAAGACATACAAGGCAAAGGCGGCGCTGTTAAGAGAGTTATCGGCGGCGAGTACGGAATAGTATTTCAATCTCGATCTATTCAAAGAATGACTTATGTCGGAACTCCTTTAGTCTTTCAGTTTGATGAAATAGAGCCAAGTCGAGGCACTTCCGCCGCTGGATCAGTTGTTCAATATGGATCTGATATTTACTACCTGGCTCAAGATGGGTTTTATGTATTAAGAAATGGTTCGGTTTCTGACCCTATCGGTATGAATAAAATAGACCGTTGGTTTCTATCTAATGTGAACGATTCATATTTAGATAATATTACCTCTGCTGTTGATCCTGAAAGGGGAATAGTTGTGTGGTCATATCCGTCAATAGCTTCAAGCTCAGGTGTCCCAGATTCTTTAATTAGCTATAACTACAAGTCACAAAGATGGGCTACTTCAAGTATTGATTGTCAAATGGTTCTACAGGGCGCGAGTTCAGCTTATACCCTGGAAGACTTAGACGCATTCGGTAATATGGATACGTTAACCGCTTCCCTGGATAACCCAATATGGCAAGGTGGCTCTTTTAAGTTAGCGGCTTTTAATACAGACAATAAATTAAGTTACTTCACCGGCACGAACTTGGCCGCCGAAATCGAAACAGGCGAGATATCTACCGACAATAGATTGACCAGGCTTACTGAAGTCAGGCCGATAGTTGACGGTACTACGACAGTTAAGGTAGCACACAGAAGCCAATTGAAAAACTCAATGGTTGAAACAGCTTATACCTCTGTAGATTCATCTGGTAAGGCCAATTTTAGAACCAATGCCCGGTACCACAGAATCACTGTAAAAACTTCAGGAGATTTTGAACACGCTATTGGTGTCGAGGTAAAGACTAAAAACAGTGGTAAACGATGAACAATGTCCCGGTCGTTCATTCGAGCGATATTGAACACAGAAGGTTAATCGCTCAGTTAGCCAATCAGTTAATTCCGGTGATAAAAACCGTTACTTTAACTTTAACCAGCACCACAACAACCGTGACCGATGAACAGATGGGTGAGGATAGAACTGTTTTACTCATACCAACCAATTCAAACGCTGCAAGTGAGAATATCCATTTATCCAGTAAATTAAATGGGTCATTTGTATTGACTCATGCAAGCGCTGGAACCACTAGAAATTACGACTACATAATCATAGGATAATTATGATCACACAACCGCAAATGATGAATCAGAACCAGTGGAATCAAACACAAAATAATCCTTATGCGTCGAGCTTAAACCCAGGCCACGACGGTTATGATCCTTCAGGTTATAACAACTATACGAATAGTTTCCAGTCAGGAGGTAACGCTTTTACTGATGCTTACTCACAAGGCGGTCAGTTACCAGGTCAAGGCTATGTCGCGCCTGAGTTTGGTAAGATAAAAGACGCTGGATTGTTTGGAGTCAACCAGGCAGCGAGTCTTTATGGTGATGGTGGGAACACAAGAGACTTCGGCCAGGACTCTCTAAATTCGCAGGACATGATCAGAAACATGGCAGGCGGCTCAAACCCTGTAACTGGTGCAATAAACGCCGTACAAGGCATACAGGACGGTTCAAATTCATTTATGCAGGGTTTTAATGGCAATCCTTATCAATCACAGCTTGCAGACTTCGGAGCACAGCAAAATCAATACTTAGACGGCATGTACGATCAAGGCGCCGATAAGATTCAAGACCGAATGAATTCAATGTTTGGTATGGCCGGCAGAGGTCAATCTGGTGCGCATGCTAAATTAACCGGAGATACTCTACAGAACTTCGGCACTAATCTATACGGCGGTGCTTTCGACTCAATGCAAAACCGTAACCTTTCAGGAATGCAATCAGCCAGTAATTCATTCGATGCCGGTTTAAATAGAAACCTACAAGGCGCCGGTTTACAGTTGAACGCCGCGGGCATGATGCCCGGATTAAATACGGCTCAATACGGCAATGCCGCAATGATGGAAGGTCTCGGAGATAGAATTGATGCTCAGAATTATGACAATTCGAATTCTGGCTGGAACAACTTACAAAACTATTCCAATATTGTCGGTCAATTACAAGGCACTCAACCACCAGACAGACCTAAGTCTTCAAGCTTCGATAAGCTGTTAGGTTTGGGCAGTATTGGTGCGAGTCTTTATTCAGGAGGTTTATTCGGATGAAAGGACTACTAGACAACCCCCAAGCATTATCAATGCTGATTTCCGGTATGGGTCTTTTAGGTTCAAAATACGAAGACCAGGCTGAGAAGTGGAAGCAATACGGCGCTCAAGGTTTATTGCAAGGCGCGCAGTTTAACGCTGATCAAAACCAAATAGCAAAGCAGAACGAGCGATTAGCTTTGCAGGATGACCGACAGTCTGTGATGGATCAGAGAGCGGGAGAATTACACCCTTTGCAGATGCAACAATTGCAAGCTCAAACTAATAAGTTAAATAATCCGCCAGTAAAACCGCCTAATTTCCAAATGGGTGTTATGGGCGCGCCTGACGGTCAGATGCAGAAAATGTTCTATAACCCTCAAGACCCGTTTGGTTCCATGCAAAACGCCGGGTTACCTTATACGCCGAAACCTAACACTTATATTGATATGGTAGGCAATCAAAATCAGTCACAAATTCCAACACAAACGCCCTCTAATAATAACCGTCTTCCAAGTATTAACCCGGTTAAAAATATCCGTAGTTCAAAAGTAGCGGAAGAAACCAAAGCTAAATTATTGCTTAGAGGTCAAACGAAAGTCGATGAAGAGAGAAAAGCGGCCGAAGTCGATAAACAAATGATCAACGATATTGACCGATTTATGTATTTGAACAAAGAAAACTATACCGGCGGTGGTATGGCTATCCCCGGGGCGTCAACAATACGATCAGCATTTGATGAAGGGTTTTCAGAAATGCAATCGTTACAGGATAAAATGACCCCTGCTATGCGCCAAGGAATGCCCGGTGCGGCCTCTGATCGTGACGTTGCTATGTTTAAAAGCGCGACAGTAGGTTCAAGCAAACCTCAAGAATCTAATACCAATGTTGGGTTAGGTTTAAAAGCAGCGAAACAAAACAAAATAGACCGGACGGATTTTCGTCAATGGTATCTTGATCAATTTGGACATTTAAAAGGATCGGAAACCGCCTGGTCAGAATATTTAAACAAAAACGATATATTCGACCATAAAGCCGCAAAAGGTTCATATGGATTAAATGATTCAAGGCTAACATGGGAGCAGTATTTCATTAAAAACATGCCTCAACCAACCGCGCCAAATGATGAAGAAAATAACAATACTTCAGAGTTAGAACGTCTGAAAAGACAATTTAACGATACCTACGGGAATCAGCAATGACACGGGACGAGTTATTAAAATTAACTGACCTGGCATTAAAAAGCGGTGATGTGAATCTCGCTAAGATGACCATGCAACAATTAGAGGGTATGGATACTCAGGCAGTCCCAGAACAGACATTGCCCAGGGCGGCGGGTTTAATGGCTCGTAACGTAGTTCAGGGCGTTGCTGATACTGCTAATATTCTAACCGAACCACTAAGGTACGGTATGAACAAAATCGGCCTGGATGTGCCAATGAGCGTTTCAGGGGCGGCTGATTACTATATGGATAAAGCTGGACTTCCCGAACCGTACACTGACAGTGAGAAAATATCTGGTAAAGCTCAGCAATTCTTATCAGGTGGTGGTGGCTTTGTCGGTACTGGTGGATTGTTATCAAAAGCGCCTCAAGAGATATCTAAGTATTTAGGGAAGTCTTTGACTACTTCGCCAATGTTACAAGGCGTTTCGGCGATGTCATCAGGTGCGGCGGGTGAGCAATCAAAACTACAAGGTGGTGGAGCAACCTCTCAAGTTGTATCCTCATTGTTAGCCGGTATTGCTCCTGCTGGTGTGGCTTCTATGGCTAAAACGGCTAGTAATGTTTTACCAATGAAAGCGAAAAGTCTTTTAAATAATGTCACTGATGAATTAGTGGATAAAGTCATTCAACGGACTGGCGTTCAAACCCAGGGCATTACTCCTAATGCAATGGGCGCGATTAAAGAGAAAGTAACAAAAGCTTTGCAAAATGGTGATGTTGACGAAGCCGGATTAAAACGTCTGGTCGAGTACGAGAAGGTCAACGCAACACCAACTAAAGGTTCTATTACTTTAAACCCAGCAGACATAACACAACAGAAAAACCTGGCCAAAATTGGGATGAATACCAGTGATAAAAACTTACAAAGGCTAGGTAACATCACAAATGAAAATGAAGCTTCACTCTTGCAAGGGCTGGACGATTTAGGTGCCTCACAAGGCTATACAAGAGCCGCAGGCGGCAAGTCAATCACAGGGTTAATACAAACCAAAGACAGCGCATTAAATGCAAAGAAAAACGCATTATATAAAATGGCCGAATCCCAGGAAGGACGAGAAATTCCGCTTGATAGATCATGGTTTGTAACCCGCGCAGATGAATTAATGAGACAGAAAAACAGCAATGCTTTTCTACCACCAGAAGTTAAGACAATGCTGAATGAGGTTTCTTACGGACAAAAATCATTGTTAGGTGAGGCCAGGGAGGTTCCGTTTAATGTGAATACTATTGATACTATGGAAACTGTGTTATCAAATGCCATGACTAATCCCGACGGCAATGTGAGAATGGCGGCAGGTGCGGTAAAGCAGGCACTTGTCGAAACTCCTATGAGAGGAAAGATATCAAAGGGTGCGATGGATTCTTTTAGAGAAGCCAGAAAAGCCAACCGGGAATTAATGGTATGGCGAGAAAGCTCAAAAGGCATTAAGTCAGCAACTGATAAAAAAGGTGTCGATCTGGATAATTTCATGGAAAAGTTTGTATTAAACAAATCCGCCGACACTAAAGATGTTTCGAAACTTGCGAATGAAATCAAAAAAGACCCTGAAGTTATGCAGACTGTTCGCAATCAAATAATGGGTTTTATTAAAGACAAAGCATTGAATCAAAGAGGCGGCGATACCGCTAAATTAAGCAGTGCTGGATTACATAGAGCCATTAAAGATATTGGCGATAATAAGTTAAAACTATTCTTTACAAAGTCTGAAATCGATCAGCTTAAAACAATTAGAAATGTCTCTAATTACGAACAGTTTCAACCAACAGCCAGCGCGGTAAATAATTCAAATTCAGGAACTACCGTTATGGGTGGGTTGTTGAATCTAGGGAAAAGCGCGCCGTTTATCAAACCTATGATTACCGATCCATTAAGCTCAATGGCTGACAGTAGAGCAGCTAAACAAATAATGAACCCAGGCTTGTTGTTGAACCAAAACAAATTAAATACCCCTTACGGGATGCCTTTATTGTATGGATCAGGAGGATATCTTCTGGATCCAGATAGCGATAGGAATCGACAATAACCAGCCTAGCATAATCGGGTCTATACCGATTGCGAGAATAATAGAGTCCGTAAAAGCTATTAATTCATCCATCATTTAATAATAGCACAAACTTTTTAACCCGTGTAGAGCGGGTTTTTTATTGCACGAGAGAAAATTATGCCCGTAAAAGATTGGTCTACCACAGCATCATCGAATACCACGGAGTTCCCAGAATTACAATTGCCTTCGACGGTTAACAACGGAATGAGAACAGTCCAGGCCGATCTAAGATCAGTATTCGACGATCTACAATGGTTCGACGCCGGACATTCACCAGCACATGCAAGTTCAACGACTTTCACAGTTGCGACTGATTTAACCGGAACTTATGACGTTGGCCGCAGGTTAAAAATAACTGATGCAACCACTATATACGCCACTATCACGGCTTCAACTTATTCAGCGCCTGACACTACAGTTACAGTAGTAACGGACACTGGAAGCCTCTCAGCCAGCCTGACAACGGTTGCATTAGGTGTATTGAGTGGGACGAATCAATCTATGCCTGCTGGAACGCTACCAGGCAATGTAACAATAAACAACTCAGCAGCAGCAACCGTGGTGACTTTAAACGCTGATACTGGAAATGATACCGCAATAAGGTTTGAAGAAAATAGCGTATTACGTGGGTTTGCTATTTATGACGAATCAGCAGATGAATTTAATCTAAGGAAATACGATACAAACGGCACAACAATAAAAGCTAATTTAACGCTTAAAAATACCGGCGATGTTGATGTCACTACCGGGACTTTAAAACAAGGCGGAAAAGAAGCGCTGATTAACAATGGTAATGCTTATCATGGTAGGGGAAATAGCGCTGGCACAACAATTTCAGGAAATAGCGGATTTACCATTCCTTCCCATGCAACCACAGGGCGGTACAATATTACACATAATTTAAATACCACCGCTTACAGCGTCTTTGCTACATCAGCAACAGGTTCAGCAACGTTAATTGCTTCGGGGCAATCAAACGGGGTAAATGGTATGTCAATATATTTAAAAAGTGACGCTGGAACATTAACAGATGGTGATTTTAATTTTTGGTTAATACCTGATTAACACTGAATCCAGTTAACATGTTTTTTATTATCACTATCTGATTCACCACGCAGCCATTTAATAAAATGTTGGAATTCATGCCTAGTCCAGTGACCTGTTTTTAAATCATCCTTAGTTACAGTGATAGAAAACCCTTGTTGCTTGCCTTGTTTGCCGATAGTGACTTCATGACCGTTTAAATATTCAACTATAAAACCTTCTACGGTATACGATTCATTCATGCAATCGTTTGTCTCCTGCCACCAGATCCGAACCCTGTCTGTCAGCTTCTCAGATTCAAAAGTGTACTTAATTGTGAAGTCGATATTATCCTCGATATATAAATTATCTGTGCTATAAAATTCATCCTCAATCCCACACCCAGCCAGCAACAAAACCACTAATAAATATTTCATTTAATCATCCTTATTGATAATATCGTTATAAAAGCTATTCGCGTTATGCTGAAGTGATGCCCACATCATTATATTATTGTCACCACTACTCATATCGCCGCCTATTGAACCTCTGCTAGTAACCCATGAAACACCAACAGCAGTTATATTTTTAGATTTTACTTTTTCAATAACTTCTTCCAGCATTTCGATGGCGTCCTTGTTTTCTGATTTTTCTATATTTACGAGTTTCATAATTTAGCCTTTATGGTTAGAACTCTGCCGTCTTCAAGATCAATTCGACCATCTTTATCGCCGTGACCACAGCAACAAGCTATCGTCCTAACTCCTGCCGCATTGAGCGCTGATACAATCCGGTGGATACACCAATCAATACAAACTGCTTTGCCGTTTAATGGCAGTACGGCTTGATTTTCGTATGTCTTTTCACCGCCGCACTTATCGCATCTATCACAACTCATTTCTTCACCTACAAAATTTAACTGTCATTAATAAAATCAACAACTTACGAGACGTAAATTATTGTTTTTGTAGGTTATTCAATCCTTGAAATATTATATAAATCAGTAACTTGAGATAGAATGAGCGGTATAAGGAGTCATTATGAATTCACTGACATTCTTAAAACACCAACTCTTTAAATATCAATAAGTTAACTCTGATCTATATAACCATATCCTTATCTAACCTACAATTCACCTACAAAATTCTCAATGTCGGATTATCCGGCATTCATTAATCTACTTGCTTTAGCCTGCAAAAATTGCATCATGGCTTCATCCTTGCATTCGATTGAAACTGTTCTAATAAGACCACAATTGCCCAGACTGCTACCCGTGACGATATCGCCGGTATACTCGATGATCACAGCGTTTCTTGTTGGGTTTCGAATTTGATACATTGAGTACAATCTATTCCCGGCAGGCGCTTCTCCTGGCTGAAGGTCGTCACCAGTATTATCAGTAAAATCCGGTTGTCCTGACAGCAATATGCTATTTTTAATATTCATTTCCAAGGCTCCACAGTAGTTATTTCACGCTGTTTAATATAATGCTCTGTCATCGACTGGTTAGCATGTCCGGCCAGGGCTTGAGCGTAATCCAAACCTTTTAATCGTTTAGCGTCAGTAATTGACTTGCTGCGAACGTCATGAAAATGAGTATCTTTTATGCCGATCTTTCTTTTAAGTCTCTGGAATGCGCTATTGAATCCTGAGTCTGTCAATTGAGATCCGTGTTCGCTTGTGAATAAGTAAGTTATATTCCTGGTCTTGCGAGCTTTCTTTGCCCTGGCAATCACTTCACGAAGCGCGGTCGACCACTTAAACAGTTGTTTCTTGCTTGTTTTGAGCTGCTTAACTTGAATACCTTGCTCGGATATGTCTGAGAGCTTTAAGGCCAGGATATCGCCCCTACGCATAGCAGTAAGGTATGCTAGATCGATCATACAGCGCATACTGTCTGAAGCGTGGTTTCTCAGTTCCTGTAACTCAAGATCAGTAATATACCGCTCTCTCTTTTTAACCTTATTCATCTTCACGCCAACACAAGGATTGTGATCAGTCCAACCATTATTAATCGCATATCTGAATATAGTCGATAATAAAGTAATCTCGTGATTTGCAGCGACTTTGGCTTTTTTAGTTCTCAGATATTGATTAACGTGTACTGTTCGTAACTGGGAATATTTCATATGACCAAAGATCAAATCAATCTGTTTTAAAAGGTAGCCTCGCTGGATTTGTGAATTCTTTGCCTGAGCTGGTAGCTCGTGAATCTTGTAATGCTCAATAGCTGATTTGATAGTACCTGTATCTCCGCCAGAGCTTGCCAGAGAAGCCCATTCAGTTAATGCAAGCCTGTAGTCTTGTCCCAGGTTAACCCATCTACGAGGGAGCTTAGAAGACACAAAATAATAGTTGTTTCCAGACTGGTGAAAATGAGGCGGAAACTTTTTATTTATTGTTCTGGATCTACCCATTGATTTTTTCAAAGTGCGGCAGGACTTCACGTTTTACACCTCCCTGTATTCTGTTGTCAATTTCTGATTTTAATATCTGCGGATGTCCTAAGTGATTTTCAATAAACTGTATGTCATTTTTAGCAAGCCAATTGCACTGGCATTTCTGCTTTTGATAGCCAGTCAGCAATACGGTTTCTTCAGGACTTAGGAAGATCATTAATATTGTGGTCGATTTGTAGTTATGTTTTACGTTTTTTAATACTTTTCGTTAAGTCAAAACATTTCTCACAGACAGCGCTAGTACCAATATTTACCCATCCAGGAGGGAAATTAACTTTATCAATATACCCATAATTTAAACTAATATTTTCATTAATAATTGCCCCTGCATGACCCTGAGAAGTTATAGCGCATTTCTTTTTGCATAAATCACATTCGTAAGTTGTTTTTAACATTTTCTACTCCATTTAATTTTTTAATGATTTGCTTTCATCTGGCTGGTTTAATCTATCGCAAATTATTTTAATCTGATCCATTTCCTCATCGAGTAACGTGATGCCATGCTCGTTGGCTAGATGATTAAATAACTCCCAATATTTACCTGTTTGGTCAGGGTATTCATTTGGCTGGTTTAGATCGTTATTCATAGTCAAAACCACCATTTTTAATTCTTGTTTCGGGGTCGGCTCCAAGGTATCTCATAGCCTCTTTGTCTTCTTCAGACAATCGATTAAAATCACGTTTGCACAACCATATTTCTAAATATCGAAGTATTGCTTTAAATGGGTTATTCATTATTAATTCCTGTTGGATAGACTGTTATACCTTATAAAAAAGGACACAAGACCCGACATAAACTCATATACGAGCAGGTCAGCAAATACTGACAGTGTTGCCTTATGCCCTTTTTTATAATTAATCATCACCCTGATAGCCTTCTGTTAGTTGTTGAAAACTATTAATTCAACCGGAATATTCTTTACTTCTCCGTCAGGCATTTCAACAATCGCTGTTGAATAGTTTCCCGTGCCATTTTCAAATTCTTCGTAATCCATACCGAATTGATGAAATAACCCATGCCCGACTGAAACTTTTTCAAAGTGAGTTTGTCCTTTGGCTTTCTTGTATTCGTAAATAACTACCTTTCTTGTATTCATAACTATTCCCCTACATGGATTGGGTCACGTAAATCGAAACCGCATTCTTTACAGGTATCGGTTCCATCATGTTTATTTACATGTATATGACGAAATCTTGATTCTAAAATATCCTGTCTTCTAAGCGCTCTACGAACTATTGACTTAGCTTTATCTAGTCCGATGCTATTTCGTAGATCACAGTAAATTAATTCCTCAACGAGTTCATCAGTTCGCTCTGTAATGTTTGGCATAACTATTTACCTGATAGCCTTCTGTTAGTTGTTACAATTTACAAACCGCAAACCGGACAATCGCCGCCTGTTTGAGTGCATCCGCTCCATGATCCAGGGAGAATTTCAATTCCTTTGCATTTTATTTTGCTCTGCTTTACCCATCCGTCATCCCAATGTATTCTAGCGTTTGCTTCAGTTCTACTACTTACCGGATTGTCTACTCTTTCAAAACCCCTAAGAAAAGCCTTCTGACCGGATAATTTTGGATTATCGTAATCCATATAAGAATGACTCATAACTATTCCCCTATCTCAACAGGCACGTATTTGTCGCGTTCTTCGATTGTGCAAGGGCGGCATTCCGTATAGTAAAAATCAGATTTAGCTATGTAAAAAACAGAATTAGTATTACTGTTTTCAACGCGTCTCAGAATATCAAACGACCAGCATTCACTAGATTCAAGTATTGCTTTAAACATATAACCATTACCCTCTACAGGCTCAAAAGGGATTACTGGTTTATGTATGTAGCAGAAGTGGGTTATATCCTCATTTTCAATAAGGGCAGAAACCCTGGTATGATTAATCAGTTCATCACCCTGGTCTCGATACCGCAGCCAAATGCCGTAATTTTCCACAGCCTCATAAAGGTTATATTCAGCTATCGGCCTGTAGATTAGTTCATTCATTTCCATGTACCTGTATTCATATTGTAGTCTCGCAGCTCGCGTTTAATCTCTTTTAATACAAATCTAGATTCAACATGCCTTAACCGGCCAATAATTAAACGACACATACGTTCAGTCGATTCATCTGCATTTTCGATTGTCCTTCTGGCGTCATTAATGGAACTGTTTATTTCATATAAAGTAAGGCTCATTTCTATTCCTGGTTATGCGGCTAGTTACTTGATTCTCAGGGAAGAGTTTGATTTAGAAAGCCTGCATCCAGATACTTCCTTTCCTTCCTTCAGCGCCTTCAAAATATCGGCTTTTATCGGTGTGACTGATGTCTTGATATTCAAATATTCTGCATCGATTTTGCCTTCATCGGTAATTTCTACAATGTCGCGGCCTTTGGCTAAAGCTATGGTAAAAATAGGACATTCGATTTTTGATATACCAGAGGCTTCCATATTGGATCGAAGATATTCACGCATCCAGTTTTGTTTATTCTGGACTGATTTTTTACGCGCTTGAAGTCGTTTGATTTCGTTATCAATTGCGTCGCCATCTGCATCCATATTTTTAACAACATGAATGACCGAGATAGCCTTATCATTAAACTCGCCTTCAAGAGCTTCAAAGGTATCGGCCAGGGCTTCTGATAAATCACCCTCGTCTGATTCAGCTAAAACAGCAAGCTCTCTGTGTTGTTCTGTCAATTCATAAAGTTTCATGATCCCGCCTCAAATTTTGTCTTAAGTTGTTCATATATTTTCTGCACTTCAAGTTGTTTGGTTTTATCTCCCTGCGCGCCAGTCTTTTCCCAGGCTTCCTGAAAAGTAGCTTTCAGCATGGTAAAATTCGCTGGATTATTAAGCAGTTTAATAACCTTTTTGATATCTTCTTCATAATTAGCTTTTGTGATTTCATCCAGCTTGAAATCTGTTGTAATTCTGAGTGCTAATTCATACCAGTCGAAGCGCATAGTCTCTAATTCATTATTCGGGTAGTTTTCAGTCTTGATGGCAGTTATCACCCATTGATCATCAATACCCCTGGCTTCGTACAGGCTGCGAAGATTATCAAGCTGTTCAGGTGTGACAACCTTTGCTTTCTCGATCTCTAAGGAACCTACAGGCGCGCTATCTTTATCATATAGAGATAGGCCAAACTTATTCCCGTAGTAGCGAAGACAACGCTTGAGCGCATCCGTAACAGCTTCTTTCGAAGCTAGTTCAATACAGCTCCCAATACCGTAAGCGGTTTTACCTGCAACACCATTACCAAAACCAGTATCCTCGTGTGAAACAGATCGATGACCATTGGAAATAGTTAGTTTTAAATGGCAGTTGTAAGATATTGAAATCATGTCCTTCGGTGGGTCGCCAGCTTCGTACGCGGGTTTTGTGTACTCTGTTTTGTCTATCTGCTGAAGGTGCATGATTTCGGTTGACCAGTTACCAAAACCGAAGATACGATTTGCTTCATTGATAGCGTGGAATGAGGCTATATAAGAAAGTTTTTGCTTTCCGGTGCCGTCTCTTTGTTTAACATCTTCCTTCGCCAAATCTTCGTTTAATAAATCAACAGTACCAGGCTGGAAGAAACCGGAATAATCAAGCGAAACCTTCTTTTCAATTGTTGCTAGTTTGGTCATGCTTTCACCTATCTATAGAATAAATTTTATTTAATTTAACTTTCGCTAATCCAAAAAATCCGGCGTTATGACCGTAATCATAACTAGCTAAACCGTCAGCAACGCACCGATCAAATGACGCTAATTCTGTATCGTTAAGTGACCCAACAAAAAATCCATTAAAATACCTAACTTCTTCTCTGTCTTCTTCTGTGCTTTTGCTCATGATTTCATCACCTTGTTAAAAGCATCCCTATCAACAACCCTAAAACACCCGATATCGATTGGGTCTGTTACCTTTAATCGTTGAGGTCTGTTTCTTCGGTTTGCTAATTCAAATTTAAGAGCGAAAAGGCTTCGTTTAATATATTCCCAGTGGGCTAGTCTTGACGCTTCTTCGCCTTGCTTGTATGTGATTATTGAGTTCATTTGGTAAAATCAATCGTTAGATTCGTATGAACTTGTTTATCTTCGCGTAGTTTTTCAAATAGAGGTCTACTCTGTAAGCAATCAATATGAAAAACGCTCATTAACATAACTTCAGGCTCTGCCCACATTTCAACCATGTCTGGATCGTGTTCATTTATCTTAAGTAAAATATTCATACTACCTCCAACCCTTATTTTTAATGTGGCTCAAAGAACTGTGGACTGTCTGAGCCATGATGTTTAATTTCTTCCCAATTTGAGTTGCACTCATGCCTTTTTTTCTCATCTTGTAAATTCTCTTTTCATGATCTGATAGCTTTATTCTGTCTAATAGCTTTGGCGTTTTCGTGTAAAGAAACTTATCTACTTCAGACTGTTCGTTTATTGTCATGACCATGAGTTAATCATCCTTAAGGTCTTCTATTATTTCGATAACTTCGTCTGCATGGAAAGTTTTCATATCTTGAGGGAAAATATCTGTATAGCACGCTTCAACAGTGTCATGGTGCCCAGAGTGATACCCGAGATTGTAAAGATTTATAAGCAGTTCTTTAGATACGAATAATTTTATTTCACTCACCTTTCATAACCTCTACTAATTCGATGGTTTCTCCGCCAAGTATCACGCTGTTTTTTGCAGAGTATTCATTGTCATAAACGGTGTCTTGATTACTAAAGTATTTATTAATCCAAAACTTGCGCGGCTCTGGCTTGACCCGATAATCACAATCATAGAATTGCCAAAAGAGGCCATTATTATCAGGTGATCTCCATTCTGTATTTCCTGTAGTTTTAAACTGTATATCCTTTCCATCAATATGAGCCTGGACAACTTCGATTATTTCTCTATCTGTCATCATGACTTAACACCCTCATCACCATCTGCAACATAAATGGGACTAAAATTCATCTTGTCCGTGTCGTTGCCCAGTCTGTCAACATCGTCAATATAAGACTCGATAGATTCAATACTGGCGAAGGTCATCATCGAACCGTTACCGTTTAGCATGTGGCCGTATTTGGACATTAAGAAATACATCACTTAACCTCTTCTATCGAGTATTTATAATCACATTCAGGATTAGCCGACTTCATGTCATCAGCGGTCTTCTGGGCTATTTCTTTTGATAGCGGCTTGCCATAACCTTCAAAGCCTTTGTATTCCCATTTGACGCGGTATTGTTTGTTCATTTGTTGCACCTTTGATCAATTTTTATGTATTCCTTTTCGGTTAGAACTGGCTCTCCGGTAATCATGGAAAAGCTTTCAGAACAAATCGGCATTGAATCAACTATATCTCCGTCTGGATCACGCAAATAGATTATAAAACCAGCGTCTTTGATATTTGTTTCATGGCTTTTATACGAATCAAATATAGATGTCGTAAAGTCACTGTCTTCAAAATCAGCGGTAACATTTATCTGTAATTCTTTGCCATTGCTATCAATGTAAAAACATTCCATATACCTGCTCATTCGTTATGCTCCGAATATTTCTTTGTGTTTAAAAATGAGAATAAATAAACCTACTAACTGAACAGCAAGGCCGATTAGCGCAAGCCCCAAAGTATTAGGAAAGTAACCCCATGGGATGACAGTCATAAACATCGACAAGGAAAATAATTTTGCATTCATTCGTTATGCTCCGTAAAACTCTCTGCCGCTTCTTCGTAAAGGGTTTTGAATTGTTTAAAAATAGGATGGTGTACAAACATGCAGTTGGCTCTGTCGCTTAATAGGGCGTACAGATCATGGTGGAAGTTATCAATGGCCTGGTCAGCTTCTTCAGTCCTGTAGAGGCGCTCTGTTATTCCGCGCGCTCTGTTCATGATGTGATACTCAACCTCTGCCTCGAATGTATCTGGCTTTTCGGTTGGTTCTGCTAATGCGTGGCCGATTGTCATTACTTAACCTTTTTGCCGGTAAATGGATCGTACATAGGAAAGAAATATGTCTTTTCTTTCTTATCCATAACGCGACCAGTTTTCGCTGTTTTCTGATATCTAATTTCGATAGGAAGACCAATGCGACCAGTTAATAAATTTTCAGTGGTGAAAACGACAGTAACGTTTTTCTTCTCTGTGTCGCTTTCAGCTTGCTTTTTAATATCTTGTAATACTGATTCTTGATTCATCTTCTCTACTCGTTTATTAAAGGTCGGAAAATTTGATATCGACAAGAACTATGCGAATCTCTTCAAGCTTTTCAAGTATTGCCAGCGAAAGATTTGCTTCGACAGATTGAGTCATAACAGACCCCGGCTTTCGTAAGCCTTCACTGTCTAGCTCAAATGCTTTAACGTAGCAGTTGTTTGATTTTTCAAATTCAATTGCCATTTCTATCTCGTGTATCTATAAAGTCATAGATGGCTTCAGATCGAGCAGCCCAAACGCAGCAGCTGTTATGTTCTGAGTACCAGTCATCACCAAGAAAAACGGCATAATTCTCTGTATGCATTTCAGAGCTTGATATTGGAGGTATTTTTATACTTAAACGTTTAGCTTCAAGTCGAGCAAATTTAAGGCTACCTTTGCAAAAATGGTGAACCATTATTTATTGCCCCAAATCTCAACCATAAAGCTCATTGCGTCTTTCATAGTCCAATTACGCATATCAAAACGATCAGTGTGGTCATTCAACTGAACAACCCATTCAGCGTTGCTATCGTTGTAAGCTGTTACTTTTTGGCCTTGAATTGTTTTTGTATGTGTTTTCATTTTCTGTTCGTTTATTAAGTTGATAAGTGGAGCTTAATTCATTTGCGTTAATAAGTCAAATGCAAATGCGTTATTTATTAAATTAATATTATATTTATTTTAGAACAGGCAATAAAAAACCCGCAAATGCAACGGGTCTAGAATTGGTACAGCGGTTTATTTAATAATCTTTAATGGAAGATATAAGTCGGCCAAGCACTGTGAATTGCTCTGTAATGATGGGGTATTGAGAGTTTAATGACTTGAGATATTGACGCGATCCATCAATTATAAGTTGCTTGAAAACAACCTGATCATCGCCATTTATCATCGCAATAACGAAGTCTCCATTATCCGCTGATCTTTCTGGGTCAATGATTATTTTCGTGCCAGATGGGAATGAATCTACCCCACTGCTTGACATTGAGTCGCCGGAAATTTCCAGAGCGTAAGCATCATTAGACCGATTTTGTATACATGGAATCATCTGAAACTGTTTCCCTATATCAGTTACATTAATTATTTTAGGCAGACCGCCAACTTCTTCCCACGATATTAGCGGCACAAAATTAATGGTTTTGTGAGCAAGTTCACTATTTTGGCAGTTACTCGGGATTTGTAATTTTATTGCATCCAGGTGAATTTTTACCTCTCTACCAGTCTCTAAATGCAATACTGTAGTCTTTAATGCATCAGCTAATAAGTTAACATTTTGTGTTTTCCTTGAGTCTCTATTCTCTAGAGATTGTATATAAGATATAGACCGGCCGACCAGCTTGCCGAGTTCTTTTTGTGTCAGTCCGAGTTGTTCTCGCCTGAGCTTTACACGCTTTCCTAATGCCATTTTGCAATTACTCCATATATTTAAATCAAAATCAAAACGCAAAAGCATTTGACTGAATAACGCAAATGAGTTATGATGCGCTACATGAATACAAAATATCTAGAGAAAGCGATAGAAATCGCTGGTGGCCAAACAGCTCTCGCAAAGCTTATAGGCCGTAAGCAATCACACATTTCAACTTGGCTAAACCGTGATCTAAAAGTTCCAGCTATCGAAGCCCGATTAATTGATGAGGCTCTAGATGGTCGAGTTAATAGATTTCAGCTTCGCCCGGATGTATTTGGATCTGAGCAAGCCGCATGAATCCCGCCCCAGTATGGCCACATTGCTGGATTAGTGCGGATTTCCTCCTTGAATGTGGCATTGAACTTTGTCCCGGGTGTAAAAACTCGGGGCTTTTTTTTGAGTAAAGAATGTTAAACGAGGAAAAAAAGATAGCTAGCCAAACATTCAGGCTTTCGCACACATTAGACGAGCAATTACGCTGTGTAGCGCAAGCCAGGGGTGTAGATGTTGGTGATCTTATTAGAAGCATTTTGAAAAAATCCATGTCAATTGAAAAAACTAAATTTGATTATATGGTTCCTGTATTCGGAGACAAGAAAGACAATGTATGACCG